CATCAAGCATACGGCCCCGGCGGCCTATCCGGTGACGCTCGCGGAGGCGAAGACGCAGTGCCGCGTCGACACCTCCGACGAGGACACCTACCTGAACAGTCTGATCGCGATGGCGACCGAGTACGTCGAGAACGTGCTGGACGTCAGCCTCATCTCCCAGACGCTCGAGGCCCGCTACGACTGCTTTCCCTTGTGGGAGATCATCCTCCCCCGCCCGCCGATGGCGAGCGGCACGGTGACGGTCATCTACCGCGACGAGGCCGGCGCCAGCCAGACGATCACCTCGGCGACGGGGGCTTTTCAGACCGACCACTACGCCACGCCGGGCCGCATCTACCCCGTCTACGAGGGTGTCTGGCCGGCGGTGCGGGGCGACGAGAACAGCGTCGTCGTCCGCTGGCCGGCAGGCTACGGGGCCAGCGGCTCGAGCGTGCCGAGCACGGTCAAGGGTCTGATCCTTCTCCTCGTCGCCCACTGGTTCGAGATGCGTCAGCCCGTGGTCACCGGCTTCAGCCAGGTGCTGCCGGTGCCGCAGACGTTCGACACGCTGCTGGCGGCGTCCGGCTGGGGGGGTTACCGATGAGCCTCCAGGCCCAGGTGCAGGCAAAGGTGCAGGCACGTTCGCAGTTCGCGAACGGCCTGACGACGGAGATCGCCGACCACCCGCTGACGTTCTTCTTCGACGTCGGTGACTGCACGAAGGTCTGGAGCGACCGCCGCACCTTTGAGTCGGGCTTCGACGAGGTCGACTTCTCGGCGATCGGCATCGGCACGGTGAAGTTGCTCTGCCTCAAAAACCTGTCGACGACGAACCAGATTGCCCTGTCGGCCGGGTGGACTGGGAGCCAGTTCAGCGTCTTCCGTCAGGATGCGTCGGCATGGAACTTCTCGCCGATGATCAACCTCGGTGCATTGACGATCCGCGGCTACCCGATCCGCGAGGGCGGTGCGTTCATGCTGTCTTGTCCGAACTCGGCCGGCTTCGCCACGACGAGCGGCGGCAGCATCCTCCGCGTCGGCGGGACGACGGGCCAGAACTACGAAATCTACGTCATGGGGACTTGACCGAATGGCACTCACCGCCCAGATCGCCCTCTCCATCCTTGCCCACGAGACGTCCAGCGGTGACCTGTCGCGGACGCTGCGAGCCACGCCGGCAAACTACGCGATCCGACTCACCGACGGCACCGGAGCCAATCAATCGCAGGTGGTGTGGAGCGACGCGCGGACGGCGACGACGTCGAACGACGACCTGACGCTTTGGAGTCTCGCCGACACACGCGACGGCGCCGCGGTCACGGTGGCGTTCACGCAGATCAAGCTGGTCTATGTGAAGAACACGAGCACAACGCAAGACCTTCGGATCGGCGGCGTTTCGGGGCTTGGCGCGTTCGCTGGCCTGCCGATCAACATGTCGCTCACGCTATCGCCCGGCGGGTGCTACTTGTTTTCTGCCCCGACGGACAACGGCGTCAGCGTGACTGCTTCGGCGTCTGCTTCCGCCGCCCGTTTCTCGGCCGCCTCCGGCTCCTGTACCTACGAAGTCCTGTTCATCGGCGAAGGCACGGTTACATGATCATCGGGACCATGCGTGAGCGGGTCGCGATCAAGTCCCAGACGGAGGTGCGTAAGCCCTCCGGCGAGACGGTCATGGACTGGGACACCACCGTCGCCACGGTGTGGGCGAGCGTCAGCGGCCTCTCGAGCCGGGACATCCTCCAGGCCCAGCAGGCCAACGTCATCGCGACCCACCGCATCCGCATCCGCTACCGTGCCGACGTCACGCATCTCAACCGCCTCGTCTGGCGAGGCCGTACCATGGAGATTGCAGCGGTCGTCGAGCGCGACAACCGCACGGCCCTGGAAATCCTGGCCCGCGAGGTGCAGTGATGGCGGTACTCATCGACGCAACGCAGCCGCGTGACTTCGGCGGGCAGTCTGCCAAGCAGATCGTCGAAGGGTTCGTCAGCATCCAGACGGCCGGCGCCCGCGAGGTCGCCAAGGAACTGGAGTTGATGGCCCTACGGGCGCAGCGCGACCCAGGCCAGCTTCGCGCCAAGGCCGTCAAGAAGGCGTCGGAGATCATCAAGAAGGGCTACAAGGCCAAGATCAACAACGTCACCGACAACCTGAATAAGTCGATCAGGACGGAAACCAGGCAGTACGAGGGCGCGACGGTCGCCGTCACAGGCCCGCGAGTCACCGGCCCTGTCGGTGCCGACCCTGAACTAGGGAGCGGGAATCATGCCTGGTTGGTGGAGTTCGGGACCGGCGCAAGAAAGCCTGGCACGCAGGGACGCCGCACCTATGTCAACGTCCATCAGATGATCAACGGGAAGATGAATCGGGCCGGCACGTTCAACAACGAGCAGTTCGCGAGCATGGGCCGAGGATACTACTTCCTCATGGGGTCGAAGAAGGAGCGGACGCGACAGGCCAAGATGGGCGTCGGCTACCCGCACGACTTCGGGTCGGACGCCCCAGGCGAGATGCACCCCGTCGCGCTGAAGCCGGGTGAGACAATCCGCTTCATGCCAGCCCAGAGCCTGATGCAGAAGACGATCTCCGAGAACTCCTCGGCCGTCCTGGCGTCCCTCATCGCCAACATGAAGACCTACATCGAGGAACTCCGGTGATCATCAAGCCCGAGGACTACGTCTACTACCGGCTGACGAGCGTCCCGGCGGTCGCCCGACTCGTCGGTTTCAACGTCTATCCGATCGCCGTGCCGAAGTCGGCCGGGTTCCCATTCATTGTCTACAAGCGGCAGAACATCATCCGCGAGGCCAGCCTGACCGGGCCGATGTTCATGCCCCTCCTGTCGATCCAGATCGCCTCCTGGGCGCTCACCCACGACGCCGCCAGGGAGTTGGGAGACGAGGTCCGGCTTGCTCTGGATGGCAACACCGGCAGCGCGATGGGGGTTACAATCAGTGATATGAGGCTCGTCAGCGAAACTGACGATTTCCTCGATCCTACGGCCGTCGGAGCACAACTCCCGCCGGCTTACGAGGTCAGGCAACTGTATCAGATCAGGTGGCAAGAGGCCGCCTCGTAACCCTACAGGTCAAGACACTGGCGCAAGGAGGCGCGACTCATGGCAGGCGTTTCGGCACAGGGACTCACGTTCTCGTTCGGCGGGTCCAACCTCACGGTCACCTCGGTTCAGGTCAATGACACCCAAGACCTCATCGACGGCAGCCACCTGGGCATCGCCCCGAACGGCCGTCGGGAGTACGTCGGTGGCTTCGCGACCGACCGCGAGGTGCAGATCGACTACATCTCCACGAACATCCTCACGGCCGGCGTGTCCGGCTCCATGTCGATCTCCGGCCCGATCTCGTTCAGCGGCAACGCGACCATCGCGTCGTCTTCGATCGGCGGTTCTGTCGGCGCCCTCGTCTCCGGGAGTGCGACGTTCCGAGTCGCGTAAGCGATGGCGGGATTCGCGGCCCAAGGGGCAACATTCACGTTCGCTGGCTCCCGCGGCAACTTTGCTGGGGCCGTCGTCGGCATCGGCGTCGAGACGCCGGTCGCGGAGGTCGTCAACATGACGTCCCCGAGCGACCCATCTGGCTACGCCGTCCTCGTCCCGACGGGCGAGTGGTCTGGCGGGAGTATCTCCCTGGACTTCATTGCAACTGGAGACACAGGGGACATTCAGAGTCTCGTCAGGGGCATCGGCCAACTGACGTTTTCGTCGCCGCGATGGAGCGTGACGCGACGAGCAATTCTCGAGTCGGCCAACATGGAGGCTCGTGTCGGGGAGTTGGTGCGAGGGACTGCGAACTTCAAGGTTACGGACTACCAAGGAACCTGATTCATGGCGTTGAGCAAGGCGAAGATTCTGGCGGCGAAGGATGTGAAGTTGTCCGAGGCAGTCCCGGTCCCGGAGTGGGGCGGTGACGTCTACATCCGCACGATCAGCGGCACCGAACGCGACAAGTTCGAGGAAGCCTACAGCGAGCAGAAGATGAAGGCGTTCCGCGTTCGCTTCCTCGTCCTGACGCTGGCCGACGAGTCGGGCGAGCGGTTGTTCGGCGACGCCGACATCGACGCCCTCGGCGGCAAGTCGAGCGTCGTGATCAACCGTCTCTTCGACAAGGCGTGGCAGCACAACGCCTTCACCGACGCGGCCGTGGAAGCGCTGGGAAACGATTCACCGACCGCCCCGAGCGAAGGTTCTACTTCGACCTAGCGCTGGCGCTAGGTCGGTCGGTCAAAGAGCTTCTCGAGACGGTCGATTCGCAGGAATTGTCAGAGTGGTACGCCTACCAGCAGCGGTGGCCGCTGGAGAACAGTTGGCAACAGACTGCCAGGATATGCCGGACGATCATGGCGGCGTCGGGCAACTACAAGCGGGTTCCTGACGAAGAAGTGTTCATCCCAGCGTCGAAGCGGCCGAAGCAGTCGCAGGACGCGATGCTTGCGGAACTGATGAAGTTGCAGAAGCCTCAAGGATGAGACGATGGCTGGACGCGGCTACCTTGGCAAAATCTCGGCGATCCTCACGGCAGACTCCAAGGGTCTGTCGCGAGGGCTAAACGCCGGCGCCAAGGACGTCACGCAGTTCGCGCGGAAGATTCAGAGCACCATCTCCGGTGCCACTAGCCGCGCGGGTCGTGAGTTCGACAACATCCTGACGCCGCTGCAAAAGTTGCAGCGAGCGCTCAAGGTCGGCGTCGGCCAGAATCTCAAGCTCGTCAACCAGCAGGAAGTGCAGGCGATCCGGCAGTTTGCCGAGGCCGCCGAGCGGATTGCCAAGCCCGTCTCGCAAGCCGCGAAGGACTTCGCCAGCTTGTCGACCCAGGTGCAGCGAAACTTCGCCCCGGCGCTCGAGTCGGCGCAGAAGGCAGCCGAGCAGCTTCGCGCCTCCATCGGCAACGGCGCCAGGGTAAGCGAGCGAGACTTCGCCAACCTTGAGGCGCGTATCAATCGCGTCACGCAGGCCGCGAGCCGCCTCCGCGAGGCGGGCCAGGCGACCGCGGGCCTCGCCACTGGTCAAGAACTCCGCTTCCAGCGCCCTGGCTTCCTCCAGCAGACGTCCCGCGCCGCCGCCCTCCAGCAGCAGGCAGCGGCATTGTCGCCGGAGCAGATTCGCGGCAGCGGCGTCGCGGCCCTCGTCGGCCAGCAGCGGCAGGCAGCCCAGGAGGCAGAGAATCTCCTGTCCACGCTCGAGCGCATCCGCGTCACGCGGAATGGAGATGCGCAGGCGGCCGAGGCGGCGTACAACCGCCAGGTGGCTGGACTGCGGGCGATCAATGATCAGTTGGAGCAGGAGATCACGCTATCCAGGCAGGCGGCGGCAGCAGCGCAGCAACTTGCCGAAGCCCAAAACAGATTCGCGGACGCCGAGCGAGACAGGCGCAGCGGGGCGTCTGCCAGGCGAAACGCGAACGCATTTGAGGACGCAACCGCCGGCCTAACGACCCGCCAGCAGCCCTCGGCGAGCGGATTCGGCCCTGTCGTTCGCACGCGCGGGCCGTGCAGGAGCAGTTCCGAGCGCTGCCTGCGGAGACGCAGAGGCAACTCGAAGACCAGAAGGCACGGTTTGACAGCGTGTCTAATGCTGCGGCTGCCGGCGCTGCCGGAATCGGCACATTCACAAACGCCATCGACAGGCTTGAACAATCTGTCAGGGATGCAAACAGCGAACTTGAGAGGCTTGACGAGGCAACGGCCGCGGCACGCGCCGACGCCCAGCGGCGCGCCGAAGCAGCGTCTAGGTTCCTCAACGTCGATCAGCGCGAGTCGAACCTCATCTCAAACCAAGGTGCAGTGTCTCGCGTCAACCCCCAGCAGCAATTCCTTGGCCGCGTCGGCGGTGAAATCAATGCCGTCCGCAACCAACTCCAGGAACTGCCCGGCGTCGCCGACGAACTCGGCCCGACGGTCGACAACCTCACGACGCGGTGGAACAACCTTCGCCGCGCTGGCCTACAGCCGACGGTCGACGATTTGCAGCGAGTGCGGCAAGAGACGCGAGCAATCAGCGAAGCACTCGCAAACCGCGGGAGCATTGCCAGCAACTTCTCGCAGCAGTTTGGCGGCGCCGGCGCTGCCGGCCTCGGACTCGGCATCGACGAGCGAGCACTGCGCGGCATCGCAGGAGAGTTCGAGTTCCTGCAAAACAGAATTGCAGGCGTTGCTGGCGAGGCGAGAGGCCCGCTCTTGGCAGCGATGGAACAGTACCGAACCGTCGCCTCAAGGGCGTTCAGGGACGGCACAATCAGCACCGAAGCCGGCCGCAGGGCAATCGTCGCGGCTCGCGAAGAGGTGGCGAGGCTGGCCGCGGCCGTTCTCGGCGTCAACCCGCGGCGACTTTCGGAGCAACTGCAACGGGTTGGAGACGTAGCCCGAGGAGGGTTCGGGAACGCTGGCCTCGCTATCCAGCAGGCTGCCTTCGCCGTCGACGACTTCTTCAGTGTGACGGGCGGCCTTGACCAGCGAATCCGCGCCGCGGGCAACAACATCTCGCAACTCGGCTTCATCATCGGAGGTACAACGGGCCTGATCGTTGGCATCAGCACGGCGATCGGCGCGCAGTTGGTCGCCTCTCTGATCAAGTGGTACAACAACGGCCGGACGACTGAAGATCAGGTGCAAGCGCTGAACGACGCGCTTGCGAGGCAGAAGTCACTCGTCGAGGAACTGGCGCAGGCGTTCGCGTCTCTCGGTGACTCTATCGCCAGGAGGGCATTTTCCGGCCCCGCGGCTGAAGCCAGAGCGTTCCGAAACGAAATCGAGGCCATCGCCGACAAGCAGCGGGAACTCCGCGAGTCTCGCCTTCTTGCTCTCGACGAAGGCGTGTTTGCTGCCAGGGCCGACGTCAACGTCGCGCAAAACAGGCTCGCCAGAGCGTCGACGCGAGACGAGTCGATTGCGGCGCAGCGTCAGTTGGCTGACGCGCGGCGGCGGCTTGCCGAGGAGGAGGGACGTGTCAGGCGTCAACCTGAACTGACTCCCGAGCGAGCCGCTGCCGCTGCCGACGAAGCGTTTCGGCAGGCCCGCAATCGTGCTGCTAGGCGAGCCGGTGGCCCAGACCTCGTCCCCGGCGCCGAACAAGAGGCTAGGCGAGAGGCATTCGATGAAGGCGAGCGCCGCAGGCTGCAAATCCAGGCACGGTTGCAGCGAGCGAGAACGCCAGACGAGATGCAAAGCGTGCTGGTGCGAGCGCGGGGCGAAGCGCGAGCGCGTGGCGACAACGCCCTAGCAGTTCAACTCCAGCAACTCATTGCATCCCTCGAAGACCCTGTCCGCAGGGCCGTCGATGCGGCGGTCGTCGGAATCTTCGAGTCGGCTGACGACTTGGCGAGGTCGCTGGAAGGGTCGCAGAGGACGATTGCTGACGCCCAGAAGGCTGGAGTCGCTGGCGCGAGGCAGCTTGAACTCAATCTCTCGCCGGCTGCCGATCTCCTCGCAGACGGCCTGCGATCGCTGAAACGCGCCCAGGACGACCTTGCAGCAAACCGCATCGACCAAGGGCTTTTCGACCTCCTGGCGTCGCTTGCGCAGCAAGACATCGAGCGTGCTCGTGCGATGTTTGCCGTCAGGGAGCAGGAAGTTACCGCCCTGTCGGCTGCAACGGTCGCCGTCGAGCGGTTCGCCGAAGTCCTTGACCGCGCCCGCCAGGAGGCGCAGCAGAACCTACAGCAATCACAGTCCGACGCCGACCAGGCTCGCCGCGCCGACCTTGGCGTGAGCACTCCGCGAAGCGTGCAGGAGCGAAGGGCTACAGAGGAGAGCCTTCGCCGGCAGCAGGAATCAAACGCACGGGTCGAGAAAGAAATCGCGCTGGCGCAGGAGCGGTTCAACAGGGAGGTGGCATCCGGTGGCAACACGCAGGGCAGCCAGATGCAGCGGGATGCCGCCCGAGTCGCCGAGATTGACAGGCTGCTCAACACCGTCGGCCTGATTTCCGAGGAGCAGCGGCGAGCGCTGATCGAGGAAAGGTCTGCAATACGATCCCGCGTCGTCAACCAAGACCCGGCGGTAGCCGCCGCGAGGGACGCAGACACTCGCGTTCGTCGGCAGGAAGAGCTGGCTGCGCGAGGGCGCGACCTTGCGATGACACCAGTGCAACGCGCCGTCGAACAGGTTACGCAGGACGCGGCGGCGATCAACGAGGCGTTCAGTAGAGACATCCTCGGGAAGAGAATTGTCGTTGACGAGGCAGGCCGCAACGCCGCCCTCAACCGCCTCGCCGAGCAGCAGGCCCAGCAAGTCGCCCCGCTGCTCGCCGGCTTCCGCGACGAGCGACTCAACGCCGCCCTCCAGGGGCCGTCGAGGGCGGCGCTCAACGTCGCCGACACGCAGACCGTCGAGGGCAGCAGGGAACTGAACAGGCTTCTGCGCGGCGACGATCCCAACAAGGACGTCAACCTCGTCGAACTCCAGAAGCAGTCGGATTTGCTGCAAGGCGTCATCGACGCGATCGAAAAGCAGGCTGGCCCAGGGGTCGTTGAAATCAGAGGGTAAACATGGCAGATATTTCTTACGGAATCACGCTCAACGTCAGCAAGGGGTTTCTCGCCACGCGAGTGGACGCTGCCGGCGTCACCGCGAGCATGGGTAACGTCGGGCTGAAGAGCGTGACGTACACGCTCACGACGAACGCCGTCAGCATCTCGACGGCCAACTTGTCGGCCGTCGGAATCGCGTTCGTGCGAAACCTCTCGACGGCGACGTCATCGACGGCGCAGGTCGGCATCACGGCCGGCGGTTCGTTCGCTCCCTTCACCACGCTCAAGGCCGGCGAGCCGCAGTTGTTTCGGCTGGCTACAGGCACAGAGTACCAGGCCGTCGGCGTCGCCGGCACGCGACTCCGCGTCGACATTCTGGAGGGCTAGTTCATGCCGAAACTCGTCAGGGAAATAGCGTCCGGCAGCGAGAACAGCCGCAGCCTGGAGAACAGCCAGACCGCGGACGTTTCTGTGCGGACTTTCCGCGTCATCCTCGACTCGGCGTCCGAGGCGTATGACGTCCAGGAGGCAGTCGGGGTCTACATCGGTGACGTCCACCCCGTCAACAGCAACCTCCCATGCGTCTCCATCTCCGAGAAGGCCGAAGGCGACTCCAGGGTCGTGCGCATCGTCACGGCGAACTACCGGACTTCGCCAGGCGCTGACCCCGGCAGCGACCCAAACAAGCAGCCGCCGGACATCCGCCCCGCGCAGTTCGCGATCTCGTCGTCGCTGATGGAGGTGCCGGCGGTCAAATGGCGAAAAATATTAGACAACGGAAACGTCGGCGGGTTGCCTCTGCCCCCTGTCAACCCCGCGGGAGACAGGTACGACGGCGTCACGATGCTGGTGCCGATCCTGTCCATCAACATCGAGCAGTTCGACAACTCGCCGACTTCAAGGCTTGACGACGCAGGGAAGATCAACGGCGACGACATCGACTTCCTGGGCCTGCCGATCCCGCGATACACCTGCATGTTGCGAAACATCGGCGTGCAGCCCGTGGTGGAGACATTCGGTTCAGCGACTTACCGGGGCTTCAAGCGAACCTATGAGTTTGCTGTCAAGAAGCAGGGCGGATGGTACATCGACCAGATTCTTGAAGGCTTCAACATCATCAACGACGGATTGGGCGACGCCGGGGTGGACCGCAAGGCGCTCAACCTTGAGCACGAGGAATACGTCGTCAAGAACTGGCCCGACGGCCCGCTTGAGTTGGCCGAGGGGACCGAGGGGGACAAGATGCGGGCGATGGTGCTGGTGAGTTCGCCAAACAAGAAGGCCATGCAGCGGCCGTCGGCCCAGCCCGTCGCGCTCAACCGCGACGGTACGCCTCGAGACGTCGAGAACCCGCCGAACGGCGAGGAGGCTGTGCTGACCGACAGGTACATCACGCAGGAAACCGTCGACTTCGGCAATAACTTCGTGAACATGGGCGTCAGAATCCAGGACATCATCTGATGGCCGACGCCAGGTCATACCAATTCGGCCCCGTCCTGACCGACCGCATCATCAGCGTGGTGAAGCGCGTCGACTCGATGCCCTATCAGGCCGGGCTGACCCGGATTCCGACTCGCTTCGAGGATGTGCCGCAGCCGGGGATGATGCTCAAGCGCGGCACCTACACCGGCTCGTGGGCCATTGGCGAAACGGTCGCCGTGACGCTGATCGGCTCGACGCAGACAATCGCGGTCACGAATTACTGCGTGGAGGCCGAGGGCGACACGGCATCGTCGGCCTCGTTCAACGTCGTCTTCGGCTCCGTCATGGGGACGCAGACGGCTGTCGAGATTCAGGTGCCGACGCAGACTTGCACGATGGTGGTGGGCGGATTCGATCTGACCGAACTGCCGAACTACGACGCCGGTCAGATTCAACTTCTCGGTCACGGTGCCGGAGATACGAACTCCACGGCCTGCCTGGGCTTGCAGTGGTACAGTGTTCTTACTTGCTCTGGATCAACCGCCACATGACGCTCATCACGTTTCAAGACGGCAAGCCAGTCCTGCGTGACGGGAAGGTGGGAACGGAGCAGGAGTGCTGCTGCGGGTGCATTCCGTGCGCTTGCGAGAAAGCAGTTGATTACACGTTCAATCAGCGAGGCAAATGGGAGCTGGGCGACACGCCACCAGAGCCAACTGAAGGCGAGGCGACCGCTTATAACGCCAGCGATTCATGCTATTTGCAGACCCTTACGCCGTGCCAAACATGCTTCGATTTTGATATCGTGCCGGATGGTGACATATGTGTTTGTGGGAACGGTGGATGCTACGAAGGCTTTGAGCCGGTCGATTTCATCATATGCGAGTTTACAGACAACCCAGACGTGCGCGACCCGCCTCCGATCTGGTGGGTGTCTGTAGAACTGGCGCCGTGCATGCGGCTTCTGTGTAATGCCGCTGGCGAATACACGCTGGAAGTGTGCCAATTGCAATACTGCGCAGGAGCGGGCAGCAATCGCGGAAGGCTTACAAAACGCTCGTTCTCAATCGTTCTTGATGAAACAGGCTGCCCCGAATCATTAGGCGACGAACTGACCTCAAGCGTGTCTGATTGGTATGGTCCTGATGGCGGGTGCCAATGGAAACCGCTAACGGAGCCGCATCCAATCTTCAACATTGACAGCGACTACTGCAACAAAGACTGCTGGCAGGGGATCAATATGGACACCGT